TTGGTTAGAAGTGGAGTTTAGCGAGCTGATCGAACTAGGGATCCACCAGAGAATTACTGCATTCAGTTACATTTCAGGATCGAAGGTTTACCTCGAAGAAGATTATGACGCTGGTACATTTTTCGTCGCGATAGAAAAACAGAAAGGTGTCGCCGCTGAAATCGATATCAAATTTAAGATGCACGACGTTGATGATTCTTGGGTGACTATAAACCCCCGTCAGATGAGATCATACGACCCGAGCGTAGAGCACCAATGCAGTATGTGTGACGGGCCGATCGACGTACAAAGTAACGGCTGGGTGCGTGGACATAACGCGCAGCCCCTCGCAGACGGACAATGTTGCAGCAGTTGCAATACAGTCGTCATCCAACAACGTTTAGAAATTCAAAAATTGCTTTTAGAAGATGTAAGGAGTGAAGTAAATGACCGTTGATGTTGATCGCTTACGCGAATTAAGTGACGCTATGCTCATCGAAAAACATTTCGGTGGGGATGATGAACCTGAGGAAAGACCGTTACTAGAACGGTTCCAAGCATTGATTTTAGAAATTAGTGCACGGCTTTCCGATGACAGTGATTACGAAGAAGGACTTCGCCCAAGATTAAGGGAGCTTATGGATTACCTCGAAGACACCGTCGACGAGTAATCGCGTTAGTGCTTTACTTTCGCGTTAGTCGTAAGTACCTTATATATACCGCGCCGCCTACGGGCGCGGATAACTTAGAAAGAAGAAGGAGACAGATATGTCAGATAAATTTGACGAGCACGACCTCGAGTATCGTGTATTCCGACCACACTTACAGTCGCTAGGATTTAGTAGTGACTTCGCTGGTAAGTTACACGATTTCATGGAGGAGGCCCACGCAGAGTTGCGTACGATAGGTGATTCGATACCTGCCGAGACACTTGCAGCGTACCCCGAGATCCTTAACTTAGCCATTACTTACGGTAAGTGGCACCCCCGCTCCACCCCGATTGACGAGGATAGTGAGATAGCTTCGAAACATTACTTCCCCGAGGATTACAAAGCTCGCACTAGATTGCTTGATCAGTGGTTACTCAAGGAGCGAGCGGAGTACTCATCTAGTCGATACGGTGCTGATACACAGAAAGTAAATCGTATTGATAACTACCGAGACGACCTTGCAGGTGAGATGGCAGCATACCCGATGTTCCCGATTACGTTCCCCGACGAGGTCGACGATGACCGTAACCTAGCGGATTATGCAGATGCCTAGACGCTATAAACCACTACCTAGGAGTCGGGCGAAAGCCCGACCCTTTCGACCATTGACTCTGACTATGCGTGTCGACGACCACCGAGAAAAATACCCTTCTCGATTACCGAAGACCGATTGTACTCAGAAGCCAGATACTCGACCGTCGGCCCGTGCGACGATCGCCCCAGCCTATAACAAAGGCGCTTACCAAGTGATACCCGACTCGGATATCGAACATATTGGGAGATGATATGCAAAACGATAAAGGCGAAACGCCACTCGACGTGGCGAGAGGAAACGTACTACAAGAGATTTACAATCTTATTGAACATTCTTCGGACGAGTACTATAGGACTAAGTTCGACAAAGTTACGATTGGACATTACAAATCGATTTATTTCAAACTAGCTTCCGATTGGAAGTTTGATATCCCTTCGAGTATCTTGACATGATCGATTACAACAAACTTTACGACATGGCTCGAGAACAGTTTTACGACCCGTTAGGAACTAAAGAAAGTTTTGGAGCGTGGGCGCAAAAACATACAGCGATGAACCATATCCTTGGTGGGCTGATGGTACGAAAACCTATTAACGAAACCCATGACGGGGAGATAGAGTTTCACGATGAGTGCACACTTTTATTCGCAAACGGAGATAGTTGGGAGAGCAGTTTACTACTGTTCGAAAATTTGGTTTCTGTACCATTAGACGCCAGAGAGGGCCACGCCGAGTCGGCTTAGTGCTTTACTTTCGCGGTACTCGTAGCTACCCTTACTATAGGCGCGTACCCCGCGCCTACGATTTTTAACCATAGAAAGGAAGAAAGTATGAGAGATCTAATTACGATAGACCTCGGCCCTGAGTTGATAGAACATTTCTTAAACGATAGCTTTTGGGAAAAGAGCGATGGCAGTTGGCCAGAAATGCAAAAAGCTGACCAACAAGAAATCGAAAGACTCAACGTTGCTGAGTTACCCTGCGAACCAGAAGAACTCATCATTGAGATATGTAACCACCCAAATGTGACAGATGCTGACCACTACCACTTCCAAGGTTGTTGCCACGTAATAACATTTAAGTGGAATGACCCGCGAGACGGAGAGTTGTATTACCCTGGAAAACATTACAAGTTTGACATTTGGACTTACGGGCCAGTGAATAACTACGAAGCGACTCGTTGGACTGACCAGCCCTGGAGTGGCTAACTTAACCGCGCCCCGAAAGGGGCGCATTTATTTAGAAAGGAGAATATATGACTGATGTATTAGCGATACGCACCGACGGGTTTACGAAAAATTTAGACAAAACTCGGATCGATAACGCCAAATCGATGGCGACAGGCCCGTGGAACGTAAACCCCAAACGACTGATCGACACCGAAGCTTGGATTGTACTCTACCGAAACAATTACCCCGACGTGATCGCCACGATTAGAAAGCCGTGGTGGGTAGAGCAGACCAACAGCCGATACAACATCCAGTTACATTTCAACTATGTAACGACCGTGAGAGATGATTTACGGTACGACTGTAAGCCATGGGGCGACCGACGTAACCCACTGCATTACACAACCTTCCAAGACATCTTCCCCGACGATATGCACGAAGACTATTTAGAGATGACCTACGTTACAGAGTGGAGCGAGGTAGAACTCTACGGAGATGTCAGAGTCTCGGCTTAGTGCTTTACCCTCGTTTTTTCCCGCCTTACTATAGGCTTACGGGCGCGTAGCCGCGCCCTAGGATTTTTTAACCATAACTAAGGAAAACAAAATGATTGAGACAAAAACCGAAAGAGTTTCCATGCAGGAACTCGCCTACCAAATTAGGGAAGAGTTGAAACCTGTTACGAAACTTTTCGATAGCTTCGAAAAAGATAACGAGTTTTTACTTGTGAGATCGTGTTACTTCCCACTTAATAAAATTGATTTTTGTTTGAGAGCACGTAAATTAGATTACGATTACGTTACAGATCATTGTCTCGAAACAGAAACGTATAGACCGAAAAAACGGATCTTGATTGATGTGAGTGACGATTACTTAGACGACGATGATCTAAAGTGTTTAGAAGACTTAACCGATGACGACTTTGAAACATACGAACACCCTTCGATGGCATCCTGGAGGGCACCTTGGGACGGGTTTATACAAGTTGATTTTCAACTAGGAGAGACCTTTTCGAGAGGATTTTTTATCACTACAGGTGAGGGTTTGAAATACTTAAAGAGCCGACGCCCCGACATTTACCGTGGGTTAACCCAACAAGCCGACGGTACGTTAGACCAAGGTTCATTTAGTATCGACGAATATAAACGTGAAACATACGAACACCCTTCGATGGCATCCTGGAGAAACACTAAACGTGATTATATTGGTGGAAAACGGGTCGACGGAGAGTGGGTCGAAGGACATTGGAAAGAAGTAAAACATACTGATTACGAAACCGATAACTTCGTTTGGTGGTTTTACGAATATACCGAAGACGGTATCGACTTAATACCATGGGAGCGGGAAGCACATCAAACGATCCGCTGCGCCCGTAGCGAAGAAGATAAAGAAAAGATAGCAAGTTACTTAAAAAGTTTTGACGGTCGGCGGAAAAAGAAAGTATTAGCACACAGTGTTCAAGAACAGAAACAACGACTCTCTATCGAAAGAGATTTACTTAACGAAGTGTACCAACACATTGACCTCAGGTGTCTTCTGACTCGTAGGTACTAATACCTACTAACCGCGATTAGCCCGCCTCGAGCGGGCTTTTTTGTGCCTATTAGAAAGAGCGCTGATATTGTCTATTTAGAAAAAAAACTTTTTTTTATTTTTTTAACAAAAACGACTAATAGAGTAATAGAAGTAATAGAGTGATGAGGAAAGCCTCGTGGGACAAGGGACGGGGACCGTGGTGAGTGTGACTGAAAAGTAATAGAATCTATTAGAACTATTACTTCTGAAACAGAGAATAGAGTAGATAGGCCGCGAGCGAAATCTTTTCTTTTTTATAAAAATAATTATTTTTAGATTATAGTAGTGACCCACAGACCCCTCGGATTCACTGCATGAAAGAGCTACAGTACACTCCCATGATCCCATCTGACGATGGTAACGGCTTCATCGACCCCGATGGTAAGAAGTGGCACCCGCTAAACCCGAAGCAAAAGAAGTTCGCTCGAGAGTATCTGAAAGGCCAAAACGCTACCGAAGCAGCTGTCAAAGCTGGTTATACGAAGAACAGAGCCGCTGCCAAGAGACAAGGCAGTGTGTTACTTAATCACAACCCGCTACTCCGAAACTATCTGATCGACCAGGAAATCAAGGAGGCGGAGCGTGATAGAGTTTCCATGGAGGGCCACCTATCCGCGCTTCATGACTTGCGCGAGGAGGCACGCGATCAGGGACAGATCAACGCAGCCATCACCGCAGAGATCCACCGAGGGAAGGTCGGAGGACTTTACATCGATCGACGCGAAGTATTGACCGCGAAGATCGACTCACTATCCAAAGACCAACTGATCGATCGACTCGGACAACTCATCACGAAACGTGTACCGCAAACGATCGAGGGACAGATTACGAATCGGATCGGATCGATCGACGAATCGGATCGATCGATCGACTACATAGAAAAATAGAGGCGCGGCCCACCCGCCCACCCACCCACTCATTCACGCAGCCAGCGAGTCAGCGAGCCAGCCAGCCAGCCAGCGAGCGCCTCACTGGACCCGTTAGAGAGCGCGACAGAGGCGACCCGTTAGAGCCAGCGACAGTGTAGACTTGTTAGACATATAGTTAACTAGGCGACTATATTTAATTGTATTAATTGCTTGCGTTATATAGTCAGCTATATATAATAGACGCATCCCCTCAATACCTGAGGGGCACAATTAGGGACATCAATAGATGAACACTAAAAAAGAAAAACTAGCCACTGCCACTACTGCCGCCGACGTTATGCCTAAGGGTAAGACGCCTCATGTTGAGGGTAACGCAGGGTTCAACTTTGCTAAGCCTGCTACCAATATGTCAGGTAAGATTGACTTTGGCCCAGCCTTAGCCTTAGACGTTATCACTGCTAACATTCCTCCCCAGGTTCAAAAGGTGATGAATGAATGGCTAGCCTTAGGTGGCGGCGCTTTAGATATTCAAGCTATTAATGATAGCTTAATCACTAAAGGATTGTGGGTACGCGCTAGTGGCGCGCCTTACAATCAAGACGTGGCTACTATACTGCTACATTACCGTGACCGCTTGCTAGGTAAAGCTGCATGGGGTAAGGGTAACAACGCAGTTACAGTCCAATTAGCTACCTTTAGCTAATAACCATCGCGGCTAGGTACGCCTAGCCGCATTCTTTCCCACCAATAGGAGCAATAACTATGTCCGAACATGACCGCGAAATCTTAGCTTCAGCACTAACCATTCTAGTGCACAACGTGCGTGGCCTTAAGCCAACCATAAATGAGTACCTATTCACCATTGAATCTGACCCTGCCCACGTTTTACCACTAGGTGTGCCTGTTGGTGATAACCCATTAGTAGGTAGCTCTGTTGAGCATATACTGGAAGTCTGCATAGGTACCATAGCGGAGTGCTTAGACCTCGCGCCTACCTTTGCAGATAAGGAACTGCCATTGTGCTACATCCCAAAGGAATGGTTAGAAGATGAGGCCATCGCTCACTAGCTAGGCTTAACTAGCTAGTTAGTTAAGGGTGCCGTGTGCGCCCTTTTTTAGGTTAGCTGGCTAACAAGTTACCTAAGCCCTACCAATATAACTAAGGGGCGCAAGGCGCGCTCGCCTACGGCTCGCGGTTAGCTAGGCTAGGGGGGCATACCCCCAAAAGTGCCGCAAGGCACCCACCCACCCGCCACTACCTGAATCCAGCCTCTTTTTCGGATCTACTTTTGCTACGCACCATAAAAAATTTTTCGCGTAAAAAATTTTGCGAAAAAAATTTTCGCGAGTAGGATTCCGCTATGGCCGAACGTAAGAAAAAAGACCCACGGTTAGCGAGAGCTGGCGTTTCGGGCTATAACAAACCGAAACGTACCCCGAGTCATCCTAAAAAATCCCATATTGTTGTTGCGAAAGAAGGCGATAAGATTAAAACGATTCGTTTTGGTCAACAGGGTGTAAAGACTGCGGGTAAGCCTAAGAAGGGTGAGTCGGCAAAACAAAAGGCTCGTCGTAAAAGTTTCAAAGCTCGCCATAGTAAAAACATTAAGAAAGGCAAAATGAGCGCAGCTTATTGGGCTGATAAGGTGAAATGGTAATGGAAGATATGCAAGCGGTTTACGACGATGAAGTTGGTGGTAGTTCTGGCGGCTTAATGTCTTTATTACGTGGTACGGGAGATATGGTTCTTGGGGAAGATATTATGGATAATCTTCCGATGTTACTCCGTGCGTTAGAAGGTACGAATAAAGATACGTTAACGATGCAAGAAACCCGTGATATGTCGGGGCCGATTGACGAATCAAGTTTATCTGTTCGATTAAGTAATACTCCAGGATTAAGTTCGATGTTAGGGCCAGAAGTTGGGGTATTAGCTGCTATGGCTGGTGGGCCTATGGGTAAAGGTAAATCTGCAAAAGAATTACTAGAAGAAATTATGGAAATAGGCCGTAGGATGAAATCCGAGCAAGATCTTATTGATACTCGTCGTGCTATGGAAGATGAAGCGGATCTCCCTGATTTTCTAAAATCGTTTTCGCAATTACAAAAAGAACGACGGGCTAAAGAAGGGTTTGAAGATTTATTACAAGAAGGTCGGGATGCATATATGGATTCGCCTGAGGCGTTAGAAAAAGCGATGCGTGTCCAGCGAGACGTTTTAAGAAAAGCCCGACGTGATGGGGATATGTTTGCCGCAGGTGGTCGCCCAGGATTATATGCAAATATCGCTGCGAAACGTAGACGCATAAAAGCAGGGTCAGGTGAGAAGATGCGTAAGCCAGGATCTAAAGGCGCACCGACGAAAGAAAATTTCCGACAAGCTGAAACTACTGTTAAAAAAGCTAATGGTGGTGGATTAAGTTACGCTAAAGGTTATTACGGGAAATCATACAAATGAGTGCTGGAGTTATAGCAGCGATTATTGCCTCTATCGCAGCGAGTGCAGGAACTACAGCGTACAGTGCTAGTCAAGCGCGTAAAGCTCAAAAACGAGCACGGGAAGATGCTAATCTTCGTGAATTAATCGAAGGGGCTGCGCCTAACATTTCTAACGTTGCTGATGTAATCCCTGAAGATATTCAGGGTACGGATGTCGGTGGGTTAGAACGAGCATTAGCCGCAATGGAATATGGTGAAGAAGTTCCTCTACCCCAAGCTCAAGCCCAAGCTGATCCACTAGCTAATTTATCTGAAGAAGAATTAGCAGAGTTATTAGAACAATCAGGATTAGCAGGTCAATTAATGGCTAACGGTGGGCCAGTAGGTACGCCTCAAGATGTTTATTATTTTAGTGTTCCGCAAGTTATGGGGATGATGCAAGATCCGAATCCTCAAATACAAGGAGTCGGGATGCAATTAGCAGATATAATGGCTTCGACTCCTGGGATGGATATGGTTCCCGCGACTCGCGATCAAATAACGATGATGGCCGAAGGTGGCCCGATATCCGAGGAACGTCTTAATAACGCAAGATTAAGATAATGGCTAAAAATCCGCGCATCCCTAGGAAAAAAGGGCAACCCGCGAAAAGTAAAAAACATAGCGATTTATATACTGACGAAGATCCGAAAGGTACGATCCACGGATTAAAATTCGCTACCGTCAAAGATGCGCAAGCAAGCGTAGCTAAAATTAAAAAAGCTAAACGTACTCCTGCACATAAAATACAAGCAGCGATAGCGATGGAACAACGAGCAAAAGCAGCGGGTAAAACAAGCGCAGCTCAAGTTTATCGTCGATATATAAATGCAAACAAAAAATCCACTCGAAAATCTTAAAAGCGTAGACCTTTCTCACCTCTCTAAAGAAGAGGCGAAAGAGTTTACGTTACTACTTGAGGAATTAGAAAAGCGTGAAAAACGCGAAAGTTCTATGGCGTCGTTTTACGATTTTGTTAAAACGATTTGGCCAGAGTTTATTGCAGGTGCACACCACAAAAAGATGGCCGAGGCTTTCGACAAGATTGCTTCAGGAGAGTCAAAAAGACTAATAATCAATATGCCTCCACGACATACGAAGTCAGAGTTTGCTTCGTATTTATTTCCTGCATATCTATTAGGTAAACGCCCTAAACTTAAAATTATTGAAGCAACACATACCGCTGACCTCGCGATTAATTTCGGTCGTAGAGTCCGTGACTTAATCGAAAGTGACGATTACGCTGAGATATTTCCGGCTACTCAACTAAAAGCTGACTCTCGAAGCGCGGGTAAATGGACGACTTCGCAAGGCGGGGAGTATTATGCGGCGGGTATCGGCGGTGCACTCGCGGGTCGTGGTGCTGATTTGTTTATTATTGACGACCCTCACTCTGAACAAGACGCTTTTTCGGATAAAGCGTTAGAAGAAGCCTACGAATGGTATCAAACTGGGCCTCGTCAGCGCCTACAGCCAGGAGGTGCGATCGTTATCGTAATGACTCGTTGGTCTAAAAAGGACGTAACGGGTAAATTAATCAAACGAATGGCTCAAGAACAAGGTGGAGACCAATGGGAAATCATCGAGTTCCCTGCGATATTACCGTCAGGTAACCCGTTATGGCCTGAATTTTGGAAATTAGAAGAATTAGAAGCGACGAAATCGTCGATTCCTCCGTCAAAATGGGCTGCGCAGTATATGCAACGGCCTACAGGCGAAGGTATTTCTATTATTCCGAAAGAATGGATTAAAGAATGGCCGAGCGATAACCCTCCTTCGTGTAGTTATTTGATCCAAAGTTACGATACGGCGTTTTTAAAGTCCGAACGAGCAGACTATACGGCGATTACAACGTGGGGAGTGTTCTATCCCGAGGGTAAAATCGGCGATGAACTGTATTCTGGGGACGATGCCCACATAATTTTGTTAGATTGCGTAAAAGAACGCCTAGATTTTCCAGAATTAAAGCGTGAAGCGATGCGGTTATACGAACATTGGGAGCCTGATTCGGTAATTGTCGAAACAAAAGCGTCAGGTATACCGCTTACGCAAGAATTACGGCGTCAAGGTATCCCGATAAACACCTTTTCACCGAGTAAAGGGCAAGATAAGATCGCAAGATTGAATACGGTCAGCGCAATTTTCCAAGAAGGCCGAGTTTGGGTACCTGATACGAACTGGGGACAAGAATTAATTGACGAAATCGTAGATTTTCCGAACGGAGAGAACGACGATTGCGTAGATGCGACTACTTTAGCACTTATGCGATTTAGACAAGGCGGATTTTTACGTTTAGAAGGCGATTATGACGACGATGACGACTATTATCCAAAAGTTCGTGTCTATTATTGATTTATTCTAGTAAAAAATAAGAGTATGGTGGCGAACCATGGCTGAAGTACAGATTCCTGAGGGTGAAGAAAACGTAGAAATCCTTTTTGACGAAGAGGATAACGTTCTTGACCCTTCTCTCTTGACTCAAGAAGTCGAAATCCCTTTCGAAGAAAATTTAGCCGAGTTTTTAGACCCCGCTACTCTTTCCGAAGTCTCTAGTGAACTAACTACTGCGTTTGAAGAAGATCTAAGTTCTCGTGGTGATTGGTACGAGGCGTTTAAAGACGGATTAGAACTATTAGGCGTAGATAGTGACCCTAGAAGTGAACCGTTCGAAGGTGCAAGTGGAGTATATCACCCGCTATTAGCTGAAGCGACAACTCATTTCCAAGCGCAAGCGTATAAAGAACTTCTTCCTGCAAACGGCCCAGTAGATACTAAGATTATGGGCGCGTCTAGTGATCCGAAAGCGATGCAAGCTAATCGCGTTAAGGATTTCATGAACTACCAGCTCATGTACAAAATGGAAGAATACGATCCTGAAATGGATCAGATGTTATTCTTTTTGCCTCTAGCTGGTTCTGCGTTTAAGAAATGTTATTTCGACCCTGCGATGGGTCGAGTCGTTTCTAGGTTTGTAAAAGCCGAAGACTTGATCGTACCGTATTACACTACAGATCTTCATACATCTCCTCGTATTACTCACCGTATGGCTATGTCAGAAAATGACTTGCGTAAATTACAGTTGAGTGGATTCTATAGAGATATGCCGATGAGTTCTCCTAGCTATTCAGCTGATGGGGAAAATGCGGTACAAGATAAGATTGACGAGATAGACGGTGTTTCTAGGACAGGAACTCAAGCTGAATATACGTTATTAGAGTTTCATGTAGAACTAGATATTGAAGGTTTTGAGCATACTGATAGTAATGGAGAACCAACGGGGTTAGCACTTCCATATATCGTCACGATTTGTAAAGATAACGATACTGTTCTATCTATTCGTAGGAACTACGAAGAAACAGATCCGATGCGTAAGAGGATTGAATACTTTACGCATTATAAGTTCCTCCCAGGATTGGGCTTTTACGGATTTGGCCTAATCCACATGATTGGCGGCGTTACCCGTTCCGCAACGTCAATTCTTCGTCAACTCATTGATGCCGGTACTTTAGCCAATCTTCCAGCTGGCTTCAAAGCTCGTGGCTTAAATATCCAGAGATCAGACGATCCTGTACAGCCAGGAGAATGGCGAGATGTGGATGTTCCTGGGGGGACTATTCGAGAGTCGTTCTTGCCGCTCCCATATAAAGAGCCAAGTGCGACATTAGCGCAGTTATTAGGATTACTTGTCGAATCTGGACAGCGGTTCGCTTCCGTTATGGATAATCAAACAGGAGATGCAAATAGTCAAGCTCCTGTAGGCACGACAGTTGCTTTATTAGAAAAGGGACAGAAAGTAATTTCTGCAATCCATAAACGATTGCATTATGCGCAACGTAACGAATTTAAAATACTAAAGAGGTTATTCGGTGAATACTTGCCTCCGGAATATCCTTACCAAGTACAAGGCGCTCAACAAACAGTCTTCGCTGAGGATTTTAATAATACTGTTGATGTTATTCCTGTTTGTGATCCCAATATCTTTAGCACTACCCAACGGATTATTCTAGCGCAAACACAACTTCAGATGGCTCAGAGTGCACCTCAGATCCATAACATGAAAGAAGCGTATCGTAAGATGTATATCGCTTTGAACATTAAAGATATCGACGATATCTTAATGCCTGATTTTGCCCCAGCTCCGAAAGACCCGATTCAAGAAAATATGGATTCGGTTATGGGGATGCCTTTAAAAGCATTTATCCAACAGAATCACGATGCGCACGTCCAAGCGCATATTGCATTTATGCAAAACCCTCAAACCCAACAAAACCCTCAAGCGATGGCAGGATTACAAGCTCATATACAAGAGCACCAAGCCTTGAAGTATCGCATTCAAGTAGAGGAAATGTTGGCACAACAAGGTATCGAGTTACCTCAACCTGGACCAGATGGTCAGATGCCTCAGTTACCGCCAGAGTTAGAAAGTCAAATAGCTGTAGCGGCTGCTCAAGTAACACAGCAGATTACAGGTCAAGAGCAAGCGATAGCGCAAGCAATAGCTGCGCAACAGCAAGACCCAGAAAGGGAAATGTTCCAACAACAACTAGAGCTAGAGTTTGAAAAACTTAAGCAACGGGATAGAGATTCTGAGCGTAAAGCACAGCTCGAAAGAGAGCGTATTGAATCTCAAGAGGAACAAACTGACGTTCGTATTGCCGCTGAATTACAAAAAGCGGAAATGCAAGATGATCGTGAAATAGATTCTAACTTAACTGAGATCGCTAAGATCGTTCGAGAGTCCAGGGAGCAGTAACTCATGCCACATCTGATCAGCAATATTCCACACTTTAATTGCTGGGTTAGAAAAGAATATACACACAATCATTTAGATTACCACGGAGAGTATTTACACGCGATTGCGATTGCGGTAAACACTATTCCAGACAGATGTCTATCTTTCCAAGTTGTATTCACTGGATACGAATTGGGAGAGGAAGAAGATTCTGAGAATCTTCACGGAGGAGCAATGTGGGCAAGAATGCCTATTACGGCTCTAGTAGCGGATGCGATGCTTGAGGAAATGCCAGAAGCGATGGCTACTCATTTAGCGCAACCTTGGGACTGTAGTTCACGAGACCATGAAGTTATTGTTATGGATCGTGTATCTTCTAGCCCTTGGCTATGTAAGATTGATAATGAGTTTCATACTGGGAAGTATTTGTTTACAGTTGATTACACAGGAAACGATATCGCTGACGATCCTGCACAACATAAACAAAGTCATTTGATACAACTTACTGATGCTGGGAAATGGACAGGCAATATTGTAGCATTGCCTAATAATCGTGTAAGAGCGACCAACCCAGCGTTATGGGAAACAGGTTCTGGAGCGCCAGACTTTTATCCTAGTCAGCATTTGCATAGTGCAGAGATTGACGATAGCTACATGGATCCGAACGTAACCTTTAACAACTTGTATTCTGAAGGAGATTAAAATGCCTGGACACAAGAAAAACAAAAAGATGCCGAAGAAAATGAATATCGGAGGCAAGAGCGCCAAGAAAATGCCAATGAAAAAGCCAGGAGGCATGAAGCGTGGTGGTAAAGTTAAGAGCCGGAGCAAAAGGAAGTGAGAAATCTTAGATCAACGGAGATGCCTTATCCGTCCCCTAAGACTCAAAAAGCCGGTGTCCAACCGTCAATCCCAGAGCCTTCTAACGAAGGCTTTGCGAAAGCTACAGTGTTGGCAGAAAAAACTATCAGTATTCCTGGAAAGAAAGTAAGGACAAAGGGCACAGGTGCAGCTACTAAAGGATTGGATTTTACTAGCTACGTCAACTAATGGACTTTATTAAGTATTCGGAGTTTTTACTTCGCAAATTTCGTGAGAGACAAGAAG